ATGACAGATACAGAAGCAAAGAAGTTTTATGACAGTAAGGCATGGCAAACCAAAAGAATAGAGATATTAAAGCGGGATCGCTTTGAGTGTCAGGACTGCAGGGCAAGAATCCAAAAGGCTGTGGCAGAAGGAAAATGGCTGCCTGAAAAAGAAAAGAAGATAGCAAGGGCGGAGCAGGTACATCACATACAGGAACTGAAGGAGCATCCGGAGCTTGCACTGGACAATGACAATCTTATTAGTCTGTGCGTTCGTTGTCACAACAACAGACATGGCAGAGTGCCTCATAAGTTCAAAAGAAAAAAGAAACTTGTGAGCCGGGAGCGTTGGTAATACCCCCCCGGTCAATTTTTGTGAAATTTTCGCGAATGGCGAACGGGCATGTGGGCATGACTCCGGAAAAATTTTGAAATCTCGCGTGAAAAGGGCAAGGGGTACCATTTCACAAAATTACTTTAAGAAGAATTTTTTTGGAGAACACAAAAATACAGTTATTTTTTTAATGAAAACCGTTAAAAAATATGCAAATTATACACAAAAAACAGACATATTTTGAGAAAAAGGGAGGTGAGCGGATTGACAAAAACGGAAATAAGAGATTCTCTGGTCAAGCAGTTGGAGCTTCGGGGAATGAATGCAGATTTTTACAAAGACATGATTGACGATTATGTATATTATTGGTCACTGAAAAAGAAGCTGATTAGTGATATCAAGTCCAAAGGGCTCAGATACAAGACTATTAACGGAAACGGAGTTGAAGTCGAGAAAACAAATGATTCTGTTGTCAATCTGCAAAAAACCACAGCAACTATGCTCAAGATTTTAGCTGATTTGAGACTCAAGGATCCGGTACCTGAACCGGAAAAAGCAACAGATGGTTATCTGTAAGGAAATTGATGATTATCTCAAATATGTCAAAGAGCATTCAAAATGGATAAATAAAAAAAGAAAATTGCTTATCAAAAACATCGTAAAGCCGTTATTAAAGCGGAACGATGTTTTTTTTGATAGAAAAACATATGAGCAGTGCCTTGAATACTGTCGGGTAAATTACTATGAGCTGTTTCCGTTTCAGAAATTTATTTATGCTTTTGTGTTCATGTATAAGGATGATATCCCGATATTTCCAAAGTTTTTTATCAAGGAAGGACGTGGAAATGGAAAAGACGGATTTATAGTACCACTGGTAAATTTCCTGCAGACTCCGCTGTATGGTGTGAAAAATTATCATGTAGAGATAGTTGCCAATTCAGAAGACCAGGTTAAGGATACATTCAAAGTGGCATATGATATGCTGCATGAAAATGCTAAATTTAAGGGCAAATTCTCTGTAACTAAGGAGCTGATCTGTAACCTTGCGACCGGTTCAGAGATGAAATACAACACATCAAATGCCAAGACCAAGGATGGTAAGAGAACAGGCTGCCTTGTACTAAATGAGATTCATGCTTATGAGAATTATGATCAGATAAATGTGTTCGAGTCATCATTCGGTAAAGTTAAGCATTCAAGAGAATTTATTATTACAACGGATGGATATGTCAGGGATGGTCCACTGGATGAGATATCGGTCATGTGCGCAGAGATTCTTGAAACTGGGGAAAACCCACTGGGATATTTCCCTTTCATCTGCGAAATTGATGATATGAAAGAAGTGGATATACCGGATGCATGGCACAAGGCAAACCCATCTATGGAGTATATGCCTATCCTTGCAAATCAGATCATGCATGATTATCTGGAAATGAAAAAGATCCCATCAAAGCGACCTGAGTTCATAACAAAGCGAATGAACAGAGCCGCAAGAAGGGAAGAGGAGACAGTTACAAGCTGGCAGAATGTACTGCGTGCATGTTATGAGGGTACAACTCGTGATGAACTGGAAAGAAAGATTCCGCGAAAAACAGAAGATACCAAGGGACAGCCAGCAGTCATAGGACTGGATTATGCAGACATCAGGGACTTTGCATCAGCAGGAGTCCTTACAAAAACAGAATCAGGAGAATATATATGGCGACAGCATACATGGATTTGTGCGGAATCGCCTTTTTTAGACTCCATCAAGTTCCCGCTTAAGAACATAGGGCAGACCGAATTTAATGATTTTGAGGTGGTACCGGGACCTGTAATCGATGTGAATAGCATAGTTGATTGGTGCATGGAAAGATGTGCCGAATATGATGTCAAGAAGATAGCAATGGATACATACCGTTACACTCTGTTTAAGATGGCATTCGAGGAACGGGGCCTTACGATTGAGAATCGTAAGAATCCGAACGGTGTAGTCCGGCTGATTCGGAAGATTACATCAACAACCGGAATAATTGCACCATTTATCCAGTCCATGTTCAGTCAGGGCATGATTAATTTTGGAGCATCAGCAATAATGCGTTGGTACACCAACAACACAAGTGTTACCGAAGATAAATATGGCAATAAGATGTTTGGAAAGGTAGAACCGAAGCTTAGAAAAAATGATGGGTTCATGGCTTTTAATGTTGCAATGTTCTGCAAAGATGAGCTGGAGGCTCAAATAATATACATTTAGGAGGCAGCAATGTTTGATTTTCTGTTTCAAAAAAAGAATAAAGAGATGCAGTCTATGGCAGAGGTTATTGCGCTTGACTTGGAAAAGCTTAATCTGTCAAAACTGGCAATTGAAAAAGCTGTGATGATGATTGCAAGAGCAATTGCAAAGTCGGACATAATAGTTCAGACAGACAGCACACAGAAAAGCAGTATAGAGTACAGACTCAATGTAATGCCAAATGACCATGAGTGTGGCACCTATTTCTGGACAAGGATTATAAGAGAACTGTTATGGACACAGGAAGCGCTAATCATCCCGATGAACGGCAAATATTACAAAGCGTCTGCATGGCAAGTGTCAAACAGTGTGCTGTCAGAGCGCATATACAGCAACATAACGCTTGAATGTGCAGGAGAACAGTATGGTTTATACGAAAAATTTATGTCATCAGAGGTGATCCACTTACGGTACGACAATGCAAAGATAAGAGTATATCTGGAGTCCGTTGTGAATCAATATAACAATACGCTCAATGCAATTAATTACATGATTCGCCTATCAAATCAGCCCAAATTTAAACTGAAGCTGGGTGCAGCACAGTCCTTCAGGGAAAAGCAGGCTGATGGAACTGACAAGATAGTCACCAAGGACATGTATGCAGAGAAAATCAAGAGACTGCTTGAGAGCGAAGATCTGACGGTAATGACAGAGTCGGAAGGTGTCTCACTTGAAAATATACAGATAAATGCGAGCACAAAAGCGGAGGAGCTTGCCAAGGTCGCCTTGGCCATAAACAACGAAGCAGCCAATGCCTTTGACATTCCGGAAGCAGTATTTAATGGCAATATCACAGAGCAGTCAGATGCCACCAATGAATTTATCACTTATGCTGTCGGCCCGGTTGCGGAAGTAATAAACGATACACTGACTGCCTACATAGTCGGTGAAGATGATTACAGCAGGAAAAATGAAAAGGTAATGGTATGGCTGGCACGCTTTAAACATGTTGATGTGGTGGATAGTGCAGTTAATCTTGATAAGCTTCGTGGAATTGGCTTCTCGTATGACGAAATCAGAGCAATGGTGGGATATCCTTTGCTTAACACTGAGTTTTCTAAAGCGAGAGCGTTGACTAAAAATTATGGAGAGGAGGGTAACAATGGCACATCAATTAAAAGTGATTAGATGGAGGTGATCCGGATATCTCGGAGCTGTCCGTTAAACAGTAATCAAGAGAAAGGAACAGAATTATGAAGAACGAAAATGTAATTTACAGATTCCAGCAGCAGGACAATGTCCATGAAATTTACATATATGACGAAATCAAAAAGACAGGTCCTTTCAACTGGGAAACATGGCAGTATGAAGATTCTGAAACATCTGCAAAGCATTTCAAAGAACTTTTGGACGCCATTCCGGAGACAGATGAAATTAAGATTTACTTTAATTCGAACGGCGGAAGCGTTGATCAGGGCACTGCGATTTATAATATGCTCAAGCAGCATGGTTCATACAAGACCGGAATAGTAATGGGAGTGTGTCATTCTATTGCATTCACAATTTTACAGGCGTGTGATAAACGAATAATGGGACAGGGCACCACGGCCATTATTCATGATATGTGGGAAACAGTAACAGGAAATGCAGCAGATTTAAGGGCAGAGGCAGATAATCTGGATGTTGCAATGGAGAGCTGCATAGCTTTATTTATGCAGCGTGCAAAGATTTCAGAGGATGAAGTTCGAGAAATGATGCACAAGGAGACCACATTGTCACCACAGAAGGCATTAGAGTATGGTTTCATCGACGAAATTGGACTGGAAAATCTTGACAAACCGAAAAATCCGGATAATTCCACTTTGCAGCAGGTGCTTAAAGAGAATGAGGCACTGAAGAAACAGCTCTGTAACAAGAGCGAACATGAGAGGCAGTTAGCTGAATTTTATCAGTTGACACATAAAGAAGCAGATAAACCTAAGAGCAACGATTGGGGCTCATTTTTCAATTAAGGAGGAAAACAATGAAGATCGAATCTATTAACAAAGAAGTTCAGGAAAAAGTAATGCAGTTACTCAATGATGCTCCGGCAGAGAAGAAAGCTGAAGCTATCATGCAGTCTATTGAGATGATCCAGGAGGCAGCGCATGAGGACCTTGTAAATCAGGTTGTTGCTGAGGCAGAAAGAGCCAGCCATGATGCCGACTTCAAGAAGCAGCTTGGACTCAGGAATCTTTCACAGGAAGAAAAGAAATTCTATGAAGGCTTCAAGGATATCAAGCAGTCAATCACTGCGAACCAGATTGATATCATTCCGACAGAGATTATTGATCGTACACTTGATGATGTCAAGAAAGCATCACCAATCCTTAATCTTGTCAACATGGCACCTGCCAATGTCAAGAAGTGGATCGTTGCATCACATACAGGTGCAGCAGTATGGGGAGCTCTTACAGACTCAGTTAAGGGCGAGCTGAGCACAGAGATTTCAGCACTTAACATTGACCTTCACATGCTCACCGCTTACTTAGTTATTCCAAAGGCAATCAGAGAGCTTTCGCTTGAGTTTGTTGACCGTTATTTTATGGCAATTTTGTCAGAAGCCATGCAGGATGGTCTTGTAAAGGGATATCTTGATGGAGATGGAAAGACAGGACCGATTGGTATTTTCCGTCAGATTGGAACATCCAACAGCGACGGTACCAACAAGGCTAAGACGGTTGTGACAAACATTACAAAATTCAGCCCTAAAGGACTCTCAGATGTGAGAAAGACTCTTACCAATAATGGTAAGCGTGTTGTAGACAAGCTGTATCTTATCTGTAATCCGTCAGACGAGGCAGAATATGTGGATCCATGCATGTATGGAGAAGCGCTCACAGGTGGATATGTCAACAAGTCATTCATTGACATCGAGAAAATCGTAGATGCAAATTGTCCGAAGGGTAAGGCTGCATTTACAATCGCAGGATACTACACTATGGGAACAACAGGTGTGAGAGTCAATGAGTATGACCAGACAAAGGCTATGGAAAATGCAGATCTCATTATTGCATCCTGCTATGCGAACGGTCGTGCGGTTGATGATAATGTTGCAGTGGTCTTTGATGTGACCAAGCTGGAGGAGTATGTACTCCCTGTAACACAGGCAACAGTTGTAAAGCAGGCAGCAGAACAGGTATAGAAGCAGGAGGCGGGAAATGAGTAAAGAAGAACTTGCCACACTTGTAACTGAGATGAGGGAAGAGTTTCAAATCCCGCCGTATTATTCGGATGCCCAGTTATCAATTCTGGCACAGGAAGGTGAATGTACAGTCGGGGGATTAAACCCCGGCTGTAGTATTATAGATGATCTGACCTACAGAATGTTGTTGAAAAACTATATGTATTATGCATACCACCATAGAGTAAGTGAGTTTATGGATAATTATTCAAGCGTGATTTTAACATGGCAGATGGAGACGGAGGTGGAAGCGGATGGCAATGCCTGAGTATACAGATGGTGTGCTTGAACTTCTTAGGATAGAGGAGGATTGTTCACAGGACTTTCCGGTTGAAAAAGTAAGATCTACCGGGATGCATATCTGGTACAGGGAGCTTTCTGTATTTGATACAACACGAGCTAAGCTGTCTGCAGATGGAATAGAGGTTACAATGAAAATCAGTATTCCACAGTATAAGCAGATCAACAGTAAGTGCATCTGTGTAATAGATGGAGCACAGCATGAGATATACAATGTGGCTCACGTGACCACTAAAGACGGTTTCAAAGAAACAGAACTGACACTTAAGACTCCGGCATATGACAGGGAGGTATATGATGACGAAACAGGAACTCAGTGAGATGTTACATGCCACTGGCTGTCCGGTCAATGAAGGAATATCTGATCTTGATAATGGAAAGAAGTTTCCGAGAATTGATTATTGGGAAATAGCATGGGATGATGTGATGGCATCAGGTGATAACTATGAAGATAAAATCACATGGCAGGTGAGCTTTTATTCTCGCACACCAAGAAATGAAAAGCTGATAATGCTGAGAGATATGATGCGCAAAAAGGGACTACACCCAACTATCCTGCATGAATTTATTACAGACGATAAAATTTGGCACTCGTATTTCTCGCTGGAGACAATGAATGAATGATATTACATTTGAAGATTCCGGAATGGAAGAATTTCAGGATATGCTTGGAAGCTATCTTTCAAAAGTGGACGAAAAAAGCGCTCTGGATGCAATAGAGGAGGGAGCAAAGGAGTTTGTTAACGACCTGTTGCGCCTGCCGAAGCCAAGGAGAAAGGTCACAGCTCCGGGATATACACATCTGGTTGACTCATTTAGTTATAAGCGTGATAAGACAGGAATAGATGTGGGATGGGGCAAGTATTACGGACCGATGCTTGAACATGGCACAAAAAAAATGAGCGCAAAAGCTCACTTGAAACCATTATTTGAACAGAACAAAGAAAAATACTATGAAAAGATGATAGCAGCATTGGATTTATAGAATAGGAGGCAATTATGGCAATTAAAACTAAGAGACCACCAATGAAGGAGACTGTAGGAGCTCAGTATCTGTGCTTCAATACAATGGATACAGATGGCAGGTGGACATCTACATTTGCGGAAGAGGTGGAGAAGACAGAAGTAGTTAAAAGTGTAAAGGTCACGGAAAATGGAGAGGCTTCTGATACATATGCTTCAGGTACAGTATATGACAGCGATATCTCCACGACATCAACGGATATTGAAGTTGAGGTCGTTGCTTTCCCAGCTGATACACTTGCAAAATTACGTGGTGACAATGTTGATGCGGATGGTCTTATTCTTTCAGGAGGAAAAAGACCACGACCATATTTTGCTTATGGTAAAGTTGTTAAGTTAAGAAAAGGCGGATATAGATACGACTGGTATCCAAAGTGTAAGCTCAGTGAGAACTCTGATGAAGCATCAACATCTGAGGAGAAGGCAAATGAGCAGACAGATACAATCAAAATCAAAGCATATCCATTCAATGAGGATGGAGACATTGTTGCAAGGGTAGAGAGTGCATCTGCACCGGAAGGATTGACGGAAGATAAGTTCTTCAGCAAACCTATCCTAACTAAAGCGGACCTTGCAGCAGTATTAACAGCAACAGCAAAGGAAAAGGAGGCCTATGGACGAGAAAATCATAACCTTAACTGATGGCACAAAGCTGGAGGTTAAGGTTAATTTTATGACATTATATCTAATCCAGAAACATGGATTAGACAAAGTAATCAATAAAGAGGCACTATCAGAAGATGAGAACATGGAAGCGGCCGCAAAGCTGATTTATATTATTCTTCGGTCTAACGGTCTAAAGGTAGATGAAGACGAAGCACTCATTTTGACACCGATGGATCCAGAGGTCATAAGAGAGCTGTTTGCCGAATTCGGCAAAAAGGTTGATAAATATAAAAAAAAAGAAGCCACAAAAAAGAATCAGCCACAGACCAGGAAGAGGAAAAAGAAGAAATCGAAATAAACTGGGCTGAATACATGGTAGCTGCAAGAATGATGGGTATGAGCGAAAATGAATTTTTTAACTCGGATCCCATTTTTTTTAATGAGTGCCTTGAAGTGTGGCAGGAGGTCGAGAAAAAGAAAGTGGGTGTAATATATGGCAGACAGTGAAATGAAAGCTGTAGGGCTTAAATTAAAGGTAGACGGTACCGTAGACTTTAAGAAATCACTGACAGAAGTAAATAATGCTGTAAATGAAAACAGATCTGCCTTCAAGCTTGCCAAGTCGGAATGGGACAAGAGCACGTCATCAGCGGAGAAACTCAGGGCAACTCAGGAGTATTTACAAAATCAGACAGAAGCCTATACAGCTAAGGTTGACAGGCTCAACGAAATACTTAAAGCACAGGAGAATGCTGAAAAGAGAGACGAAGAGGCAATATCAAAGACAAGGCAGCAGTTGGATAATGCACAGGCTGCCCTAAATCACTACAAAAGTGGTCTAGAGGATGTAAACCAAAAGCTTGAAAGTGGTGCTGCAACATTAGAGGATTACTCCAAAAAGGTACAAAATTTTAGTGATGCGACCGGAAAAGTCGGCAGTTCATTAAACAAAAATGTTACTGCACCGATTGCAGCGGCAGGTGCCGGAATAATGGCAGCCTGGGAGCAGGTTGATGAAGGCATGGATATCATTGTCGAAAAAACCGGTGCGACAGGAGATGCTCTTGAGGAAATGCAGACTTCTGCAAGAAACATAGCAAAGGATATTCCGACAGATTTTGCAACGGCAGGAAGTGCGGTTGGAGAAGTTAATACAAGGTTTCATCTGACAGGACAGGAACTGGAGAATTTATCACAACAGTTTGTTGAGTTCGCTTCGCTTAATGATACTGACGTATCATCTTCGATTGATAACACCCAGAAGGTTATGGAGGCATTCAACCTAAAATCAAAGGATGCAGGGGCACTTCTTGATACCATGAATAAAGTGGGACAGGACACCGGTATATCTATGGACACACTTGCATCTTCAATGGTATCTAATGCAGCATCACTAAAGGAACTTGGTATGTCAGCTGCAGATGCCGCAACCTTCCTGGGACAGTGTGAGACGTCAGGTGTTGATACAAGTACGGTGATGGCTGGCCTAAAAAAAGCTCTTGTTAATGCATCCGGAGAAGGCAAATCTATGAAACAGGCTTTGTCAGATTTGCAAAGCACAATGTCAGGCGCGAATAATTCAACAGAAGCATACAATGCTGCTATTGATTTGTTTGGTTCAAAAGCAGGACCGGCACTGGCACAATTCTGCCAGGAAGGAAAACTGAATTTTGAAGAGCTAGGCAAATCATTGAATGACAATGTTGGAAGTGTCAGTGATACATTTAATGCAACACTGGACCCGGCAGATCAGTTCAAACTCACATTAAATCAGCTAAAGGATGAAGGGTTTGAACTTGGCAATGCATTAGGACCAATACTAGCACAATGTCTTCAGACAGTTACACCGATTCTTAAGGACATTATAAATTCATGGAATTCATTATCACCTGAAACACAGAATATGATCATCAAATGTGCTCTTCTTGCAGCAGCAGTTGGCCCTGTGATTTCTATCATAAGCAAGGTATCAGGAGGGGTTTCGTCACTAATTGGCATTATATCTAAAATTGCACCAGTATTGGGACCTATAAAAACTGGTTTTGCAGCAGTAAATGCAGTCATGGCCGCTAATCCAATACTTTTAATTATTGCAGCAGTTGCAGCACTTATAGCTATTTTTGTGACACTTTATAATAAGTGCGAATGGTTCAGGGATGGTGTAAATGCCATATTCGGAGCTGTAGCCGATTTTATCAAGGGAGCTATTGATAAGATTAAAGGATTCTTCGATTTCGATTGGAAATTACCAAAAATAAAGTTGCCTCATTTTAAAGCGAGTGGAGAGTGGTCACTTTCCCCACTTAAGGTACCTAAAATTTCTGTAGATTGGTATGCGAACGGAGGAATCCTGAACAGTCCGACAATTTTCGGCCAGAACGGTAACTCATTGATGGGTGGAGGAGAAGCAGGCAAAGAGGCTGTTTTACCAATTGAGTTATTGAAAACTTACATGCGAGAAGAAAATGAGTCAAATAACAGTGTATTAGCCTCCATGATTGCTGATGCAATACAAAAAATGACTTTGGTATGTCAGAATGACATTTATATTGGAGACAAAAAAACGGTGTCAGCATTAACCAACCTGATTCTGAAAAATGTATCAAATAAAATGCTGAACGCACAGGGAGCGAAAGGATAAGTTATGCAGGATATTGAATATAACGGAATGACTGGGTCTTCCATTGATGTTTACGCCAAAGATCTTATATCTCTTCCGGCAGCATCTGCAAATATGACAGAAATAAAACTGTCTGGAAGAGATGGAACTCTGTATAAGTGGGATGGTACCTATGAGGCAAACGAAATTAAAATTGAATTCAACTACATAGGACCGGTAGAACGATGGCATGACAGGTGGAGAATGGCACAGATTTGGCTATCGGCACACAATTCAACGCTAAAAATATCTGATGATGCAGATTTCTTCTACAAGATAACACATGTCACGCTTGACGAGTGCAGCAGAACAACACAAAGAATCGGAAATTTTACAGCAAATTTTAAGACGCTTGACGGACTGCAGTATCTTGTGGATGGTACTAGAGAGTATGATATAAAAGATGTACTGTGGAATCAGTATCTCACTTGCCATCCGACATATAAAATTACAGCGGAAGGCATGTGCACTCTGACCGTAAACGGAAATGCAATGACAGCGAATGTTGGTCAGAATCTTACTATAGATACCGACAGAATGATAGCATATAGGTCTGATGGTACTCTGAATAATACACAGGTTACAGGCAACTATGAGGATATGTATCTTCTAAATGGTGAAAATGAAATCAGTTTCAGCGGGGGAAAACTCAAAGTGATTCCCAATTGGAGGTGCTTATGATTCAGATATATAATCCGGAGAATACAGATTTTGAAAAAAACGGAAACATGACACTGTTTCCAACATCTGCCACTGTAAATGCAAAAATAAGAGGAGCATGGGAAGTTACATTGGAGCATCCTCTGGACGATGAAGGCAGATGGAAGTATATAGTGGATAATGCAGTGGTGAAGATGCCGTCTTTCAATGGAGAGCAGCTTTTTAGGATAACACACAAAGAAAAGAGTGAATCAGAGATAACAGCAGATTTGCAGCCTATTTTCATGGATTCAAAAGATGATTGTTTTCTTATGGATGTCAGACCGACTAATAAGAATGGGCAGCAGGCGCTTGACATAATGACAGCTCCGAACAAAAAGTATTCTGCAAAATCTAATATCGCGGACATCAATACAGCATATTATGAAAAAATGAATTTGATTGAAGCGTTGAACAGCGATAATGAAAATTCATTTTTAAATGTATGGGGCGGTGAGATTGTTTATGATAATTTCACAGTGGTCATAGATAAAAAGGCTGGCAGTGACCGTGGTGTTGAGATTCTATATGGCAAGAACGTAGCCGAAAATGGAATGTCTGAGGAGGTTGATATGCGCAACGTAGTCACCAGAATAATCCCGCAGGCTTATAATGGACAGACTATGGATGGAAGTACACCATGGGTGGATTCCCCTTTGATAGACAAGTACCCGACCATAAAATACAAAGTCATGAAATTTGAGAATGTAAAGATGGAGGCTGACGCACAGGACGGAGATGCAGACAATGGAATTATCGTCTGCCATACGCAGGGGGAACTGAATACAGCATTGGAAAGGCAGTGCCAGAAGCAGTGGAAAGAGGGAGTAGACAAGCCAACAGTCACTATTGAGGTTGACATGGTTATGATTGAGGATACAGAGCTTTATTCGGATGTCAAGGAGCTTGTAAGCGTATCGCTTGGGGACACTGTACACTGCCGAAATGCGAAGCTTGACATCGTTACTGATGCCAGAGTCATTGAGTTGGAGTGGGATTGTGTGAACAATACCATTTCGTCAGTCAAATTAGGCGATTATCAGTTTGACTATATATCTAATCAGGTAAGCCTTCAGAATCGTATTGAGAGTGCAATACGTGGTGATGGAAGCGTAATTGGAGGACAGGTTAAAGGAATCCTTGATGCGGTAAAGACACAGTTTCATGCAATGCGTGACATAGCAAAGAAACAGGATGTAAGAGCTATGCTCTTTGAGGATTTGGATCCAGAATCACCTACATATGGAGCTATGTGCCTTGGCTCAATGGGATTTGAAATTGCATCCGAAAGGACCGCCGATGGTAAAGATTGGATATGGAGTACATTCGGAACCGGGAAAGGCTTTTTTGCCGACTATATTATAGCCGGAACCATGCTGGCAGACCGGATATATGGAGGAACACTGACCATTGGCGGAATAGATAACAAAGCAGGCCTTATAAAAGTATTAGATGCTAATGGAGCTGTCATGAGTGTCATGGATAAAGATGGAATCATGACAAATGGTAAATACACTTGTGGTTCCGACGCATTCGGTAGGTATGCAGAAATCTCAGGTGGAGAGATGAAGCTCATGAATGCAGACAAAACTGTTATCGGCGAAATGTTCGCAAGATCGGACAATGTTTTCATTCTGCAGGTTGGTGATGTGGAAATAAGAATTTTGAAAGACACAAATGAATGCTATATTGATGCAGATACGTTCGGTGTGAATGGAAGTGCAGGATTAACAGGCAGAGTTGAGTATTCTGATGATACATATGCCGACTATGTAGGAGGAATCTTAGTTGGTGGAAAGTCAAAGGAGGGCGATTTTTAATGATAAGCTCCAACAAATATTTGACTCAAAAGGAAATGCAGGAAAATGTAAATGAAATATACACATACCTGAACGGAAAGGGCTGGACAATTAATGCTATTGCTGGCTTGCTGGGAAACATACAGAGAGAGTCAACAATCAATCCGGGATTATGGCAGAGCTTTAAAGAGGGTGATTATTCAGTTGGATTCGGCTTCGTTCAGTGGACCCCAGCGTCAAAGTATACTAACTGGGCAACAGCTAATGGATACGAGATTGGCGATGGAATTGGACAGCTATATTGGATAGATCAGTTGACGGAGTCATCGGGAGAATGGTTACCAGTGGAACCATATAAATTAACCTGGGCTCAATTTAAAACGAGTACAGAAACCCCGGAATATCTGGCATCAGCATACCTTAAAAATTTTGAGCGTGCCGGCACAGAAAAGGAAGATGAGAGAAAGCAGAATGCAAGAGCATGGTATGACTATATTAATTCTGGGAGTGTTCCAGCAGCAGGAAGATACATAGTAAGGTTTGTTCCTGCATGATATAAAAATACTTTTAGAGAATGAAGGGAGAATTTGAATGCAGACCATAAAAAGAGACATCTATGTTACGAAGAATGTATTACAGGCCCCAATAGAGGTGACGGAAGGAACCAATTCAATAGCAATAGAGTTTGATGTGAGGGATTATGAGATTCCGGCATCAGCGGCAGCAGTTGCATACAGCTTATCCACATCATCAATGGAAGAGCCTAATAAGGCGCTGGCTGATGTCAGCGGAAACAAAATCACAATAATACCAAGTGAGGCATTCTTTCTGCCGGGGCAGAACGTTATGCAGATAAGGATAATTGACGGGAATAGCAAGCTGATATCATTTAACATCATAGTAAAATGCACCGGAAAGATGCGGTTTGGTGATGAAAAAGAAGAGCAGCAGTCTACTCTTGTAGAACAGATGCTTGCAAAGCTTGGAGAGTATCAGAAAAAATCTGCATCTCCATATAATTTTAAGGGAAGCTGCTTATCATCAGAATTGCCTGCAAGCGGAAACACGATTAATGATACCTATTATTGCACAGATCTTAAATATCGCAAAACATGGAATGGTTCGGCTTGGGAGCAGAGCAGCTTGAATGAGGCTGACTATGAGGACGAGTTGACCAAGACGAATGGGGAAGTTAGTTCACTAAAGGAAGATGTAAATAACTTGGAAGATGTAGTAATAATAGAAGAAAATTTAATTGATTACTCAAATAAAACTGACGGTAAATACTATTCAAGTAAATTTCTTAATACTACTGATTTTAATGGGTTATCTATATTCCCTAAAATAGATTTAAATAGTAATACTTATTATACAATTGGTGCAGAAATTCTAAACCAAACAAGTGGTAATTTTTCATGGGTTTCTCAAACAGGACAAGATAGAAAAACATTTTTAGATTACTTAAATGATACTGAACATATAACTAATGATGACGGCAGTGTTACATTAAAAACAACTGCAACTACGGAAAACATTTATTTAACATTAGGAACAACAAATACTCCAACAACAATGCTTGTAAAAGGGAAAATATACCCGACTTCATTTATACCATACGGAGAGAAAAAAACAGAAATAAAAGGTTTTAATAAGAATAATTTAACAAATATATATGTTGATTTGAATTATTCTAAAACTGATAATGGTTTTGGTTCCACAAAATTTAATAAATTATCTGACGCTGTAAATTCAATTAAAAATTCAAATGAAAATAATATTTATAATGTATATATAAATAGCGGTGTTTACGATTTGTTTAACGAATTTGGAGGTTATAGTTGGTTTTCTACCTTAGACCCTAGTAAAGGTGAAAGACAAGGTTTAGTTTTACCTGACTATGTAAACTTAATTGGTTTAGGCAATCCAACAATCAAACTTATCGTTGACGCGTCATATTTAACAGGACACGAAGATAATACAAGACTTATATCCACAATCAATATGTGGAAACATAACAGACTTGAAAATTTAACAATTTTAGCAAGCAATACTAGGTATGCTATTCATTGCGAAAGCAATAATAATTATGATAATACACATATTGTAGTTAAAAATTGTCACGTAGTACAACAAGGCAATTCGTGGTGGATAGAAGGCGTTTGGAAAAATTCGCAAGCCTTTGGTGGTGGTACAGGTAGTGGTGCAATAATTAAAGCTATAGATAGTGAATTTATAAGTGAAAACACGCAAGGATTTAGGCTTCACACGAACAGCAATCAAAAATCAAACACTTTAATTTGTGACGGGTGCTACTTTAAGGGTGCGAAAAATCAAGTAGGTATTGGAGTTTCATCCTATGGTACTAATTCGGAACAAGGAAAGTGGATTTACAAAAATTGCATATCTGTACCTATTAACGATATACAAGCAGGATTAGAAACACCTGAAAGTGTACAGACATGGAATGTATATGACTATGTAAACAATGTTGTTCATTTAATTGATTAGTTTAATGAACTAAAGCAGACTATAGTTAACTAAGCTATTTGCGTTATCGGCATTAAACTCCATAGTAAAACTATTTAAGTAAAAGAATGGCGGAATTATCTGACTTTGCAGAAAATTAAATAAAATAGAGACATAAGAACGAATGTTTGATATAATAATGTCATGACAACTGAAAAAACGGAGCCGAGCTCCAGTCTACCAAACGAAAAGCTCGACTCCTGCACCACAAAGGGTTCGGGCATATTATAGCATAGATCCCTCCCTTTGTGTACCACAAAAGGAGGATTTTTTATGCGTGAACATTTTGTAAATGAATTCATGGCCGTATTATCAAACAAATTAACGGAAGATACGTTGAGCATCGTGTATCAAAGTCTGACTCTGTTTGTAAGTAATTATGAGATAAGCGAGCGTAATACAGAGGTGGTGCCATACACAGGATATCTACCTGAATGCTACGAGACATATTTTGTCACAAGAAAAATTGAGGGAATGAGCATGAAGTCATTAGAGCTATATAATTTGGTCCTGAAAGATTTTTTCTTTAAGCTCAATAAAGAGATAAGCAAAATTTCCACAAATGATATTCGAGTTTACTTGTATAAAAACCAGCAGGAGAGAAATCTGTCAAATTCCACATTGGACACGAAAAGAACTATCATACATGCATTTTTTGAATGGGCTGCGAATGAGGGATACATAGGCAGTAATCCGTGCAGGAACATCAAACCAATAAAGTATGAACGTCCTAAGAGAAAGCCACTTACAGGAATAGAGCTTGAAAAGGTGAGAAATGCATGTGACAATTTGAAAGACAAGGCACTTTTGGAGCTATTCTACAGCACAGGATGCAGGGTCACAGAGATGGAGAGACTTGATATATCTGATATAGATTTTCAGACAAAAGAGGTTTTACTGTTTGGAAAAGGAGACAAGCACAGAATATCATACCTGAATGCTAAGGCTGAAATTGCCATCAGAAACTATCTTGATTCGAGAAAAGACAACGAAGAGGCATTATTTGTATCGGACAGGAAACCATATGGCAGGTTGAAAAAACCGGCTATAGAGAAGCGTATCAGAGTGCTAGGTGAAAAATCTGGAATAGGAAGGCGCCTGTATCCGCATCTGATCAGGCACACAACGGCAACTGATGGACTGGATAGAGGAATGCCTGTTGAAGAGGTACAACAGATTTTAGGACATGTAAACATTGCAACAACTATGATATATGCAGAGGTATCAAGAGCAAACGTGAAAAACAATCACAGAAAATGTATTGTTTAATGTAGAAAAATGATAACATAGTAGAGAAATTATATTAAATTTGTGTTATTATTAAAAATAACAAAACAAATGAAGAAAGATACATTAGAGCCTGAGAGCCGATACCAGAAATGGTGCCGGCTCTTTTATATTTAAATATATTTAAAGAAAGGAGCAAACAATGGAAAACATTAACACAATCAAAGCAATAGTAACAGGGGTGGCAGCATTTTTGTCTGCACTGTTGGGGACACTGTATATACCAGTGCTTCTCATGATCTTATGCAACATTATCGATTATGCAACAGGCCTTATGGCAGCAAAGAACCGACCGGACGGAGGTATCAGTTCTTATCGCAGTATCAAAGGAATCAAGAAAAAGGTATCTATGTGGCTGCTCGTAGTCGTTGGAGCTATCATGGATCAATTGCTGTTGTATGCATCGCAGACGATTGGTATTAAAATACCGGTTACATTTTTAATTGCATGTGTTGTAGCGATATGGATTATATGTAATGAAATAATATCAATATTGGAAAATATGATAGATATTGGTATTCAGATACCATCGTTTTTATTGCCGTTAGTGAAGAATATTAAATCGCAGACAGAACATATTGCAGGATCAGATCAAAAAGAAAGCGAGGACAAATAA